ACGACGCTGTTGTCCACGCGCGTGTCCAGCCCGACGATCGCTTTGCTGACGACATCCAGCGCCAGTTCGGGGATGTCCAGGTCGGCTTCGGGTGCGACCGTCACGGCAGCCGGATGACCTGGCCGGGCCGGACGCTGCGCGGGTCACGCATCCCGTTCAGCGCGGCGATTTCCGGCCAGCGGGACGCGTCGCCTAGCTGGCGCGCGGCGATCGTCAGCAGGTCTTCGCCGCTGCCCCAGTCGTCGTCGGCCACGGCCGACCGTGCCTTCGCCTTCGCCCAGCGCGGCTTCGCCTTCTTCTTCGCGACCACCCGTTTCGCCGGTGCGCCCGGCTTCTTCTTCGGCGCCGCCGCCTTCGCGCGCTGGCGGTTCGCTGCCGACAGTTCGGTCAGGTACACGTCCGCGACGTACTCGATCAGCGACATCGTCACCTGCTGGCGGACACGGTCGCCGTCGTCGTTCATCAGCGCGTCGCCCCAGGCGATGTCAGCGACGACCCAGGTGCGGTCAGTGTGCGGCACCGCGCCGCCGATCGCGGACACGCGCACCTGCGGCGGTTCGTCGGCCGACGATGTCGGCTGGCCCATCCGTTCAAGCTGGTCTATCTGGTCTTCGACCGACGTGCCTTCCACCCATTCGTCAATCAGCATCGGCAGCGTCAGGTGCAGCGGCGGCGCCGACTTGTACGTCGTCAGCGGCGACCGCCTGGGCCGTTCGACTTCGTCCCAGCCGCCGTAACCGCTGTCGATGTTCGGCCGGTCCTCGGCCAGCCGGGCTGTCACCGACAGCGGCGGGTCGTCGGCGCTGACGGTGACCCAGCCGGGTGGCGGCGCCATCAGCGGCGGGCGACGCGGTCGGCGGTGTCGCGCGCGACGGCTTCGGCCAGCACGCGCCGGTCCAGCATCACCTGCACGACGATCGGCTGCCCGCCGCGCCCGCCGACACCGGCGGCCGCCAGCGTCGCGCTGCGCGTCATCGGTGCGACCGTGGCACCACCGGGCAGCGACACCATCTCCGGGCCGCGTTCACCGACGACGCCCAGCGTGCGCGACGTGACGCTGCCGCCGTGCTGCCAAAACTTCGCCTTGTGCAGCAGGCCGCCCGCCTTCTGCAAGGCGCCCATGCCCGGCAGGTGCGACAGCTTGCGGGCCACCGTCGTCACCAGGTCGGCCAGCCGCTTGAACAGGTCCACGATCGGCTGCACCAGGCGCTTGACGAAGCCGAAGACTTCGATGGCGACCTTCTTTACCGTTCGGAAGTGCCTGATCAGCACGACGATCGCGGCGCCCAGCGGGCCGAGTACCAGCGTGATCAGCAGCGGCCAGTTCGACTTGATCCACTTCCAGGTCGCCTGCACGATGTCGCGGAACCACTTGCACTTTTTGTACAGGACGACGAAGCCGATCGCGATTGCGGCCAGGCCCAGCACGATCCAGGTGATCGGTGAGGCAAGCCAGACGCTGTTCATCAGCAGCGTTTCGATCTTCGCGATCATTACCGCCGTCTTGTAGGCGACGAAGGCCGCCGTCAGGATGACCAGCGCGACCTTCATCGCGGTCGCGTTCTTCGTCAGCGGCGCGATCGCCCGCGCCAAACTCAGCAGCACTTTTCCGACCGCAATCAGGATCGGCAGCAGCGCCGTGCCCATCTGCACTTTGACGCCTTCCCAGGCCAGTTTCATTTCGCGCTGCTGCGCGATCATTTCTTTGACCTGGCCCAGCGTCTTGCCCTTCAGCGTCAGGCCGTACTTCTGCGCCATCCCGAGTTGTTCTTTGATCCCCTTCGACCCTGACGCCAGGATCGGCAGCAACTGCTGCCCGGACCGGCCGAATAGCTGCTGGGTCAGCGCCGCCCGGCGGGCCGGGTTGTGCATCGTCTTGAAGGCGTCGCTGATCCGCATCACCAGCGTGTCGGTGTTCATCGTGCGTAGCTGCTTCAGCGGGATGCCCAACTGGGCGAACGATTTGGCGGCGGTCTTCGATCCGCCCTCGGCCTGCTGCTGCGCCCGCGACAGCTTCACGAAGCCCATGTTCAACTGCTTGATCTGAAGCCCGCGCACCTTCGCGACCGCCGCCCACGCGGACGCGCCGCGCACGCCCATGCCGGTCGTCCGGTTCAGCATCAGCGTGGACTTCGCCAGGTCGGTGGTGGTGCTGACCGCGCCGCGCAGGAACCTGGTGGCGCCGTACAGCGCGCCCGCACCGGCGCCCCACTTCGCCAGCGACTTCCAACTGCGCTGCGTCTGCTTGCCGGTCTTTTCGGCCGCCTTGCCGACGCCTTCGACCGCGCCCGACGCCTGCTTCGTTCCCGCGACAAACGGTCGCAGGTTCTGAAGTGCCAGGATGATTTCCACGACGTTAGGCGCCACGCTTCATCGCCTTCCCCAGTTCGTTGACGACGTGCTGGGCCAGCCTGCGCTGCGACACGTCGTTCATCTGCACCGCACGACGCGCCAGCGCGGTCAGCAGCAGGCGTTCGTCGTCGTCGGTCGTCGTCAGGTACTGCCAGGCCGGAAGTCCGTGCAGTGCGAGAACAGCGGCGGTCGTTAGTTCCGGGCCGCCGGTGATTCCCCCAGGTACGCGTCGTCCGAGTCAGACACTTCGCCGGACGCCCACTCCACGTAGGCGTTCGCGACGGTCGCGACCGCCAGGTCGGGCGACGGCGTGCCGCTGAACAGCGCGCGCACGACGTTGCGGGCGACGCCGTCGGCCGTGAAGCCCAGCAGCGTCGCCAGCCGGTCGTCCAGCCTGACCGGTTCGCCGTCGCTGTCGGGCAGCGTCGTGAACGGGTCGCTGGTGCGGGCGCGGCCGCGCACTTCGACGCACGCGGCGATCAGCGTGTCGGCGTTCAGGTTGAAGTCGCGTTCCGGCGACTTCGACCGTTCCGCCCGTTCGCGCAGCGCCGTCAGCCGTGCGCCTGGGATCGGTCCCAGCCGCAGCGACAGCAGGCCCATGTAGCCGGGCACGTCGAAGTCGTGGAACCGTTCGGCCAGACGCTGTTCGCGCTGCTGGCGCAGCGCCTCGATCACCGATGTCGGCTGCTGCGTGTGCCCGTTCGCCTCGGGCACCAGCACCTGCGTGTCGGCGTCGTCCAGCGCGCCGACGGCTTCGCTGTCGGCCATCAGACGACCGTGCCGACCGGCGTGATTTCCAGTTCGATCAGCGCCGCGTCGGATGACTCGCTGTCCACTTCGGGCGGGTTGACCTGCTTCAGCCTGCCGCTGTAGACGATCGGGCGCCCGTAGACGTTGCCGTCCGGGTCCAGCGGTTGCTTGCTGATGACCGCTTCGCCCTTCCCGGCGCGGCCGATCAGCCAGTGGACGGTCAGGTGGTCGCGGGCCAGGTCGTACAGCCGTGACACGGTGACGTTGCCGACGTTGATCGACCCGCCCAGCGACACGCGCGCGCCCATCCCGCCGGGCTTGTACGTGGTTTCTTCGCTGTCGATTTCGCCGCCGGTCAGCTTGTCCCAGGTGCCCAGGTCGGTGCCGTCCACCGACACCTTCACGTCGTACTGATCTAGGCGTGACATCGCGTTCAGTCCCTCCCTTCTAAGCCGCCAGGGCTTCGGTGATAGCCACCTTCACGATTTCGATCACGACCAGTTCCGCGAACGGCGACATGCGCAGCCGGATCACCGCGTGCAGTTCGCCGTTCTCCATCGTTTCGTCGGTGTTGACCTGCGACCCGACATCCACGAAGAAGGCTTCGTCCGCCGTCGCCCCGAACAGGGCGCCGCCTTCGTAGTAGGGCACCAGCATGGCCGACAACTCGGCGCCAAACTGCGACGTTTTCTTGCGGCGGCCGTCTAGCTGGGCGAAGACGTAGCGTTCCGCGATCACTTCCGCCCGCGCAACGATCGCCATATTCAGCCGGGAATTCCCGAACGACCGCCACAACAGGTCGGTGGTCGGATCGACCAGCGTCCGGTAGCCGTAGGTTTCCACGCCGCCGTAGATCAGCCGGGCCATGTTCACGCCCGCTTCGTTCATCTGTTCGTAGTCCAGGTCGGTGAAGCGTTCCGACAGGTCGGTCGCGAACGCCGACCGGCCGTTGTATCCGGCCGCCGGAATGTTCGGGTTCAGGCTGATGTCGTTGCGCGCGATGATCCCGGCTTCGATCGCGCTGTACGGCACCGTCCGCGACGTGCCGACGGCGACACCGGGGATCGTCGCCCACGGCCCGAACAGGGCGCCGTAGCGCGGCCAGGTCGAGTCGTGCAGCGCCGTCGCCAGCGCCACCAGGTCGGCCGGGATGTTCGGCCCTTGCGGGATGTCCAGCAGCGCGACGCGATTCGTCACCTGCGCGTGATCCAGCAGGGCGTCGTACAGCGCCGGGTCAGACTCGCCGGGGATCGACACCTGGCCGGGTCCCAGGTCGGCGGTGAACAGGTCCAGCGCCGCCTGCAACTGCGTCGGCGTCGCCGCGCGCGGCGCGGCGCTGTTCGCGTCGGCGGCCACGCCACGGATCGCGTCGGCCACCGCTTCCTTGTTCGGCAGCGACGCCGGGTCTTCGATGCCCGCCGCCTGGGCGCGCGCGTCCAGTTCGCTGCGGGTCAGCGTGTCCAGGTCGGTCGTGTCGATCGTCTGCGCACCGACGGCGCTGGGCGTCGTCGGCACCGCCGCGATGTACACCTTCGCGCCGCCCTCGCGGAAGAACGTTTCGACGCAGTCGTACAGCAACTGGCCGCCGCTTCGCGGCCCGAACGTCGCTTCGTAGCTGGACAGCGACCTGACCAGCACGGCCCGGTCGGCCGGGCCTGACGCGGTCGCGCCGACCGCGAACCAGACGCCGGTTTCCGTCGGCGGCGTCGAACGCGGCGGCACCTGATCGCGCTGGATGATTTGGGTTCCGGGCCGGGTCATTGTTCCCCTTTCGCTTGCGGATCGGCCACGTGTTCGACTTCGACTTCCACCGTTTCCGCCTTCGCCCAGGGCGGGTACGGGTCGGTCGTCGGCTGGTGCGGTTCGGACGGCATCAGCGGCCCGGCGCCGGTGGTGACGACGCCGTCCACTTCGACCGTGAACTGCGCCGACCCGGCCGCCAACGTGCGCGTGTCGTCATAGACCAGGTCGTCGTAGTTTTCGTCCTGCCAGACGATCCCCTGGGCCTGCCCTTCCAGCGACGGGCGCTGCACCAGGATCGTCCGGTGCGCCGCGATGTACAGCATCCCCATCGCGTGCGCGTCCTCGGGCGTCGCGGCCGACACGATGCAGGCGACGCCCATCTGCCAGCGCGCGCGGTAGGTGCCGTCGCCGCGCTTGGCGGGTGGTTCGGCCAGCCCGACGCTGATCAGCAGCACCGCCGGTAGCTGGTCTTCCGGCCACTTGTCCATCGACGGCGCCGTCACCCACTGGCGCACCCGCTGGTAGGTGCCCGCGACGACGCCGTGCTGGCGTTCCAGTTCCGACAGGTAGGTCGGTGACCACTTCTTCAGGCAGTCCAGGCACCACTGTTCCACGTCGTCGCCGGTGACGATCCGGCCGAAGATCGTGTCGGGTGCGGGCGCCAGCGTCACTGCGTCGAACCCTTCGCGACGAAGTTGCTGATCGCCCGGTTGATCTGTTCCTGTTCGGACGCGGACAGGTCGATCAGCTTCCGCTGCGGCACGCCCTGGCCGATGTCGTGGTACCCGGCGTAGGGCAGCGTCGTGCCGAAGTGAAATTCGGTCGGCTTGCGGATGTCGATCTGGTCATTCGCCCTGGGCGCCGTCATCGCCCGGTACAGCGCGTCGGTCGCGCGCAGCGTGCTGGACGGGAAGCCCTGCCGGGCCTTCCGTTCCAGCGTCGATTCCTTCAGCGGCGGCCAGCCCGGCCCGGCGCTTTCGAACCGCCGCATTTCCGACTTGCGGTAGACGGTGCGCACCTTGTACGACGTGTCGCGCACGTCGGACGCCCGCGTGCCGATGTCGCGCACCGACTTCGCGGCCGCGTCGGCGCCGCGAACCTGGACCGGCCCGGTGTGAACGTCAGACATCGTCGGGCGCTTCGATTTCGATCGCGCGCCGTGACGGCAACTGGCCCACCGGCAGGTCTTCGGGCAGCGGCGGGTCGCGCGGCGGCTGGTGGGCCTGCGCCCAGTTGGCCGCGTTTTCCGCTTCCGGCCAGTCGTCGCCGGGCAGGTCGCCCCACGGGCCTTCGGCGCCGACCACGCCGACGCCGGTCGGTGCCCGGCCGTAGTAGGCGTACGTCGTTTCCGGCGTGACCGGCAGCGAATGGTAGGTGTAGCCCTCGCCGCCGACGCCACCGTCGGCGCCGCCTTCTGCGATCGAGCGCAGCAGCGCCGCCAGGTCGTCGTCGTACAGCCGTTTGTACTCCACGTAGGCGGACCGGTCGCTGCGGACCTGTTCGGGGAAGTACGACAGTTCGACCAGCATCGCCGCGCGAAGCGCCACCAGCGCCCGCACCGACTTCGCGGCCAGTTCGGACAGCAGGCTGCCCGTCTGCGCCAGCACGTCGCCTTCGGCGGTCGTGATCAGGTCATCGACTTCGTGCCAGTTCGGACGCGTGTCGTCGGTGAAGTCACCGACTTCCTTGCCGGTCGAATCCTTCGTGCGCGCGCGCAGCAGGCGTGCCACTTCGCTGGCGGACGGGTGCGTGTCGGGCAGTGTGGGCATGGTCAGGTTGAAGGGCGGCGGTGGGGAGGTCCCGCCGCCCTTCGTTCCCCTTTCGGCTATTCGCCCGCCGACAGCCGGGCTTCGACATCGGCCCGGTGCTGCCTCGCGGCCGCCTTCGCGTCCGCGTCGGTTTCCGGTGTCGGCTTCCCGGCGCCGACGCCCTGCACGGTGTAGTTCTCGCGCGGCGTCGGGTCCATCATCTCACCGAAGTGCCCGGCTTCCAGCGCGTCTTCGTAGGTTTCCGTCTTGTCGCCCGAAGACGACTTGGACTTCGTGGTCTTGCCGCTGGTGCTGGCTTCCATGTCGTCGCTTCCTTTCGTGTTACGGGTGCGTCAGGACGGCGAACGGGAACCGCGTTGCGTCCGTCGGATTGTCGAACGTCATCGGGTTGGCGATCTGCCACGCGTAACGCGCGACGACCCGCAGCGCGACCATGTCCTGCTGCGCCAGGTTGTAGATCACGACACCGGCGGCGTCGGTGATCACGGCCTGATCCAGCACCTTGTAGGTCAGGTCCTGGCGAACGCCCAGGATGCCCTGGGTGAAGTCGCCAGCGACGGCTTCGGCCGAACCCAGCGCCGGGGCGGGCCATAGGCCCGGCATCGCGGTCTTCAGCGTCGCGCCGAAGATCGAACCCGCCGACACTTCGGACAGCAGCACGCCCTGCGCGTCGCGGGCGTTGCGCAGCAAGCCCTTCAGCGACGGGATCGCCACCACGGCATCGACGGCGTAGCCGTCTGCTTCCACGACGCTGAACAGCCCGCTGATGTCGGCAGCGATGCCACCGGCCGCCGCGTTGTTCGTGCCGCGCGCGTAGGTGTTCCCTGCCGCCGTCGCGCCGGGCACCAGTGCGGCGCCCCAGGTCGCAGGCTTGTTCGTGCCGAAGAAGATCGCCGCGTCCAGCGCACGGCCGATCGCTTCCGCCAGGCGCGGCTGGATCGCGCCCCACAAGTCGAAGTCGGCGTCATCCAGGACCGCTTCGGGGATCGGCACGATCGCGGCAAGTTCTTCGGCTTCCAGGTACTTGCCCGACCACGCCATTTCGGTCGTCTGCTTCAGGCCCGTGTCGCCGCTGACGAAGTAGGCGACCGGCAGTGCGGACACGACCGGGATGCGCCGCTGCTTCGCGGACATCGACACGTGCGGAAACAGCGACAGCGCCGCTGACTCCTGAAGTGCGGACTGCAAGATTTCGCCCGCGACCTCGATCGGAATAAAGACATCGGCTTCCGACCGGGAAATGATGCTGTTGTACGTAGCCACGATTGCCCCTTCCAGGACTGGCTTTCGGGATAGGGGCGACCTCGCGTCGCGCCGACCGGGCGTCGCGCCCAGCCGGGTTCCGTGCTAACGCCGCGCGCTGCGGCGTATGCGTTCGTTCATCGCCGCGTTGCCCGTCGCGGGTGCGGCGTCACGCGCGCCTGCGCCCAGGTCGCGCGCAGGCTGGCGGCCGACGCCCAGGCGTTCGGCCATCGCCTTCGCGTCGTCTAGCAGTTCGGCTTCGTCGTCACCCTTCAGCCGGTCCCATAGGTCAGGGATGCCAGCCTCGATCGCGGCCGCGCGTGCGCGGCCCTCGCGTTCCAGGGTGGCGACACGGCCCAGCAGCGTTTCGCGTTCGGCCGTCAGCGTTTCGCGTTCGGCCGTCAGCCGTTCCAGGTCGGTGCGTTCAGCGTCCTGGCGTTCGCGTAGCTGCCGCTGCACGTCGTCGCGTTCCTTCGACACGGCTTTCAGTTCGCGCCGGATGTCAGCCAGCGCCTTGCGCCCGGCGTCACCTAGACCATCGCGGTCGCCGGTGTCGTCGGGTGGATCGCCTGCGGCGGGCGTCGCGCCCGCGTCGGCCGTCGCGGCCGGTGCAGGTTCGGAATCAGGCATCGCGCCTTCCTTCCTAGGTCGTCGGCACGCCGTTCGGCGGTGCCGGTTGCGCCGTCCCATCGGTGGGCGGCGGTGCTGCTGGCGGCGTCGGCTGCGGCGGTGTCGGCCGCGCGGCTTCGATCGCCTGCCAGTCCTGAATCTGCTGCGGGCTGGCGCCCCAGCGTTGCCACAACGCTTCGCGCGGGACGCCCAGCGTGTCCATCTTCACCAGCGCGTCCACCAGTTCGCCTTCGCTGCGCGATTCCGGGTCGGCCCAAATCGTTTCGGCGTTCGCGGCGGCGCCGCGCTTGGCGTCGCCCCGGTACAGGAACGCCAGGCGCATCGCTTCTTCCCACGCTTCACCGAACGTCACCTGCTTGCGCCGCACCTTCGCGACCAGCCCGGTTTCGGTCGCCTTCAGCGACTCGCCGGACGGGAAGTTGCCGGACGATCCCAGCAGGTAGTGCGGCGGCGTCCGCGTCTGCGCGGCGACGTGCTGGATCAGCATTTCGATCTGTTTCACGTAGCCGGTGCCCTCGGATTCCGGCAACTGCCCGAAGGTCACATTTTCGTCTTCCGCGACCCACATGCGCGACACGCTGGACAGGAACCGTTCGCGATCGAGCGGC